AAAGGTACACAAGGCACGTCATTTTAACATTTCCCAACGTATTTTTAACAGTTGCTAACACACTTTGGCACGCTTTTTGCTGAGGTGCCGGATTACGATTATTTAACACTGTTAAACTTTCATAAAAACGAGGTTGCTAAATGTTTCACGTGAAACGGTGGTAAGTGATGTTTCACATGAAACAAAAGATGTATATGTTAAAAAGATTTAAATTTTATTTTTTACACTATTTAACAAAAATAATTTGGTGGTTTCGTGAAAAAGTCGTATCTTTGCATCAGAAATAAGAAAAGTAAGTTTAACCGTCCGTGACTTTGTTCACGGGCACAAATTAAGTAATTATGGGGTGTTCATATTTTAGAATAACAATTAAGAGTGATACCGTCAGTACTGTTTATATGGTACGTTCTGACAAAGTAAGCGAGTTCTTTAACAATAAGATTGATTACTTACATGGCGATTGTTCGATAACTGTTAAAGGTCGTTTTCCGACACATAAAGACAGTAGAAAATGGTTTGTAATTTCAACTAAATAATAATGATATGAAAAGAATTAAGTATTTTACATTATCCGAGTTCATTAAATCAGCTACTGCAAAACGTTTGGGTATTGATAACACGCCAACTTTTGAGGTAGTAGACAATTTAAACCGTTTAGCGGATTACTTAGACAAAATTCGTGAAAAGTTGGGTAAACCTATCTTAATTAATAGCGGTTTCCGTTGCCCGATGTTAAATAAAGCCGTTGGCGGTGTGGCTAACAGTCAACACCTAAAGGGTTTGGCTGCCGACGTTGTTTGTTGTGATATGGAAACATTAGAAAAGGTTATCCGAGAAACAGGCGGTTTCGACCAATTTATTAAAGAACACCGCAAAGGGTCTACGTCTTTTTGGTTTCATGTTTCAGTTTGTAACCGTAACGGTAAACCAAGACAACAAGTTATAATGAATCTAGAAAAGAAATAGTCATGGATAAATCAATAGAAATTTTACTTAATACAATTAAAGTTTCAACAGAAAATTTGCAGTATATAGCAGGAAATACAACAGGTACAAACGGTATGTTATTAAATTCTGTTATTGATGTATTAAAGGCGCAAACCTTAGTAATAAAAACTATTTCTTGCAAACTTGACAAAGAAACGGCACAGAAAAACCGTGCTTTAGATTTTATTTGTAGCAAAGGTTTAGCTTACGAATTTAATAAAAAATAAAAAACAGGCGGTAACATCTTTACCGCCTGTTTTATTTATAGATAAACACCGTTTGCAAGTTGTGAAACAATTTCATTAAATTCGTCAACTAGCATACTGTTATTTGTAGACAAGTTAACGTTTTCAAACTGTGCAAACCCTGTAACGTCTCCAATACGTTTTTGTTCTGTGGTGTTATTTACAGGAACATTCAACTGTTCAAAGTACTTAATAGTAATATAAGGTTCTAACCCCATTAAAACCGTGTTGGTATCGCTCAAATCTCCAATAGTACTTATACCATCATTAGCCAACGTTTTATAAATAATTTCGCTGCTACAATTTGCCGTACCGTTATTAATCGTAATACCGTCACATGATAAATTGTAAGCACAATAACCTGTAATTAAATCTATATCATAACTCAAATTTATTTCTTTACCGATAAAATCACTATCTACAGACACGAAACCAACAAACGGTATGAAACATTGTATAGTAGCATTAAAATCGTTTCCACTATCAGAGTTAACAGGTAAAAGCACGTTTCCGAAATCTACGTGTATCTTTGAATCGTCAACACTATTTGTATTAATACTTGTATCAAAGTTAGCCAACTTTAAAGACGTTGGGGAAACATTCGGTACGTCAACGTAAACTTTGTGTAACCTGTTCACGTATTCCACAATATCATAATATTCATATTCGTAATTTTCATTTAACTTTTTAGTGAAACGAATTTTTGAGAAATCATCTAAAGTTTTTGTGTCTACTAGATAAACATTAATACTACCATAACCTGTTACTTCTGTGTCTGGTACTGTTCCACCTAACAGGGTAAATGTTGAATCACTTACTTCTTCTTTGTCGTTTGGAAACGTAAAATTTAATGTTGCGGTTTTACCGTTGTTACTCAGAACGAAAGGGTGTTGTTCTGCTCCACCTATTAGCGGTTCCCAATTAGCAACAGGCAAATTTTCTTTGTCGAAATGAGTTTTGCCGTTTGCCGTTGCAATAACGTTAACAGTTTCGTTTTCAATGTAATAAGGTTTTAACCCTGTTACGTTGCACCCTGTCATATTATTAACAGTTGTGCAAACAAGACGGTAAGCACCAGACAAAGTAACCGTTGTACCCTGTTTTACATCAGTTAATGATATATTTATAACGTTGCCCGAAAAATCGGGTACAACTGTTTTCGTTTCACCGTTAATATCGGTATACTTAACAGACACCTCAACAAACTTTGCATAATCACTATTACCTGTAACAGTTATAGAAACGTTTGTACCGTCTATATTGTGCGTTTCATCACAATTACCTGTAATATTATTTATTATCTCGGTTCCCTTTTCGACTGTTTGACCGGTGAACGTCCACCCGATATTTAAATCAGCCATATTGTTTCCGACAATCTGACGTGCAACAGTTAAATTATCGTTATACTCAAACCCGCCTTTTATATCATTAAATAAGGTATCTTTTACAAATTTATAACCGTCATTTGCCTTTATGGTAAATATAAACTGTCCATAAGTTGCCTCTTTATCTACGTAAGTATCACCTGTAAATAATTGCTCTAGAGTACTGTGTGGCACATTATTTACCAAATTTCCTAAAGTTACCTGTTCTCCAAGATAATCTGTTGCATAACCACTTATAGTTATATTTGCACTATAACTGTAAGAAAACGTTTTAGTAATTGTTTCGGTGCTACCTTTAACAGTTTCAACAGTAAATGTTTTATTGTGAAAATGAGAATCTGGGTCTTGAAATAATACTGTAAAACTTTCACCGTTCCAAACGTTATTTGCTTTTAGTTTAAATGTTGCGTTAACATTAAACCCTTTAGGTGTAAATGTTTTTTCAACACCTGTAAGCGTATCTTTTGCTATTTTTAAACTCATAAAACTAGTTACCTTTTATAGTTACCATTATAATGTTATCTCTATCACTAAATAACCCTTTATTAGGAAAATCTAGCTTTTTCAGTTTCGGGCGCAAATCGTAATTATTTTCACGGTTTGACGCATAATTATTTACGTTTGCACCCTTTGTTAACGTACCGGTAGAATCTAAGATTTTATCTTTGTACGTCATTAAAACGTCTGTACGCAAAATAACCGTGCAAATATCACCGTTTTGTTGTATCTCAGACACAAAGTAATATCTGTGCAAACTTTCGATATAAACGTAATTAAACGTTACTATATTAGTTGAACGGAAACGGATAACAGGTTCTAATATGTTTACAGTTGAATTTAATACACCTGTATACTCTTCGTTTTCCTGTAGTGTCTTATTAACCCTGTTAGGTTCACCGTTATAATTATAAGTTTTTATAAGCATACCACAAAAATTTAAAAAGGGTGCGTCCCTGTGCTATCAACTACAGGAAACGCACCCATAACAGTTAAACAACAAAACTTAGGCAACAAAGAACACAACAAAGTTTTCGTTTGTGTCATTGAAATAGCCAGCGTCAAACTTAAAATAGTTGTTAAAGAATTCCGCTTTTGCGTTGTAGTTGGTTGTTACTCGCTTATTAAGGTTTGTTACACCTAAAGCGTCACGGTCAAACATCACACCCAACACACCGCTTATCGAAATAGACGCACCGCTTGCACTCTTTACGTTAATATTTGACGTGTGATCAAAAGAATAATCTTTGCCTGTTGCTTGCCAACTTGCAACAGTCTCAGCCTTTGGCAACAATACGTTGTCGTTATGGTACGTATCAGCATACAAATATGTTTTGGCTGCTGCTGCGAAATCAGACAACAAAACTGTGTGCAAAATGTCTTTTGGTGTAAAACGTTCTTTACCGCCAACGTTGAACAGGGTTGAAATTGTCTGCAAACGGTCTGCGTACAGTCCCATAATGTAAGCCGCAAAACGGATAAAGTCTGGTGTTGTTATCGCTGCGGCTGCGGTCAAATGTGCAGCTGTCTTATCGTTGTAAAGTTTCAACAGGTTCACGCAACGAACAGTACTTGCACTTGAATAGTTAACTGTTTCGTTTGACGACTGTACGAAACCAAAAGCAGCCTTGTCTGCGTCCAAGGTTTCCGCTATCATGTTATTAATTGTTCGCATAATGAGCGCATCTGTCTTGATAGTCATTGACTTGTCAACTGCTGAGTAAATCATTGACAGGAAACCGTTCATTTGTTCTGCGCTGCTGAAACTTTCTTTTACCTGTCTTTCTGTGATAGATACAGGAACCTCAAAAGTTACCTTTGAGTTAAAGAATTTTGCGGTAACGGTCGGTTTGTGGAAAACGTCCTGTTTGTACTCTTTACCGTCCTGTAAGTTCCAAGTATCATTTTCTTCTGCATCTGGCACATCAGCAGAAATCTTTTCCAATACAGAACCGAATTCCCAGGCATCCATAAGAACACTCGGAACTTTACCCGAATAAGGGCGGTTGACGAACACCACTTTACCGATATGGTTTACAAGTGATTTAACATAATTGTCTACTGCGTTTTGGTTGAACACTTCGTTGCCCAAATCCACCAAACCTGTAAGGTCTTCGTGAACAAGTTCTGTATTACCTAAAACTTCACCCGATACGGTGTTAACTAAACTATAAATCTGTTTTACGTTCATTTTTATAAAAATTAAGTAATTAATAAATATCTACTGTTAACTCTTTTGCAAGTTCTGTTATCACTTGCGTTTTGAAATTAGTTTTGCGCAAACTCATTTCTTTTTGAATAATCTCACTAACAGGAACACCGCTCGACAAACTGTTCTTAACAACTGTTTTCGTACCTGTTTCTTGTCTGTTCCCTGTTGAATCTCTTTGTTGTTTCGTGTCATTTCCGAAATCTCCATTATTAAACGTTACACTTGAATTGACTGAATTGTTATTTCCTGTTTCGTCCACGGTGTTATTTACCGTTTCAGTTGTCTTTTCTGTTACAGGGCTTAACAAGTCATATTCTTTATTAAACACTTGAATTTGTTTTTGCCATTCGTCAAATTTAACTGTAATAATACTTTTTACAATATCGTTTACAGTTTCGTTTGTGACGGCATTAACTAAAGTTCTGTTTCCATATTTGAAACGAAAATCAATATCAATTATTTTCGGGTCATTTGTACCAAATATTGAATCGTACAGAACAGGAAACAGGGGTTTAAAGATTTTTTCAAATAACCCATTTTCAGTTGTGAAAAGCTCATTAATTGTCATCTTTGTTTTCTTTTTCTTCTGTTTCTTGCGTTTCTTCTGTTTCCGTTTCCGTTTCTTCTGTTTCTTCTGTTTCTTCTGTTTCTGTTTCCGTTTCTTCTGTTTCTTGCGTTTCTTCTGTTTCGTTTTCCGTTACAGGCAAAACGTCTTCTGTATCGGTGTGGGCGTGCCCGTCTTCTGTTGCTTTGAGTAACGACAGATAATTTTCGTGTTCAATTTTCCAACTCGAACCCAAAGTTACAGTAATATCTGTACCAAACATTTCGTTAACACGTTTCACACCCTCAACACGTTCTTTTAACATCGAATCGACAAACGGCATTAAAGCGTCTATATTCATAGAAACTTCTTGCGTGTTCAACCGCTCACGTTTCATGTTATAGTTTGCGTTCAAACCCAAATCGTTAAACATGCTAGCTTTGTAGTACTGCAACAGTTCAATTAATTGACCGATTTGTTGGTTTCCCTGTATTGGCGGTGTCTGTAAGTTCACACCTTTGAAAAAGGCATTTTCACCGATTACAGAAAAATCACCGTTTAAAATCTTTTGCAAAAATAAATCTGCGCTTTGTTTGGTCTTATCATCGCTAGCAGAGATTAACATCGTGATACGTGTCAAAATGCTAGCCAAATTAAGCGTTATTGTTGCGTCTGTGTAAAGAACACCATATTTTCCGATAATAGGCAAAAGTGAATCTGCAAACGGTGTGTTGTTTATAACTACAATATCAGAACCGATTTTATATGTTTTGTTCAACTTTAACCAAGGATTTGCCACAACATAATCTTTGCCGTAACCATAAGCGTCACAATCGCCACCCCTTGAACCCTGTAAGGCATACAAATTACCGTCAACTTCTGCTATACCAACGTTACCCGATGTTTGCAGAATCTTTTCAAGTTCAACAGGTGGAACAGTTTCAGGTGTTCCTGTGTATTCAAACATTTTAGAAGTCATGCAAAGAACACGTTGCATAAATGTGAATAATGCAGAATCTTTGTCTTTAACTTCTGTTTGATACCTGTTATATAAGTTTTCTTTTTTCATTTACTTAATTAGCGTTTTAATTAAGGTACAAAGTTCTGTTAACACTTTCGTGTTACTTTGTACTGTTTCGTTTAACTTGTCGGTTTCGTTTTGATGTCTTTCGTTTTGCTTTTCCATATAGTAGAAAAGGGCAACGCACATCGCAACAGGAAAACCAACGTTACTTATTAATGTTACTATTACGTTTACGTCCATATAGCAAATTTTAACTTTGTTATTTCATGCTGCAAAGATAGTTATTTTATTTGTTAAAACCAAATAAAACAGGGGAAAATTGTTTCATGTGAAACATTTTTAACCCCTGTTAACAGATATTAAGTAGTTATGTTGCTGCGTGCACTCGACATTAAATAGTTACGCACAATTTCACCTATTTCGTTATTCTGATAAAATACCTTATCGGTGGCAAAATACTTTGTTATTTGCTGCTCCACATAACTTGCGTTACTCAACAACTTTCGTTTGTAGTTCGCTTTTCCGTTCATCTGCAAAGAATATATCAAACTATTATCTGTGTCCTTAATCGGTGTTGTTTTGTTGTGGATATATATAAAATTGTTTACACCTGTTTTGTCCTCAACCTGTATCACGTTTCCCTGTAACGTCATTTCGTTAAACTGAATATAGAAGACAAACAACACGTCATTCGGTTTGTATTTAACAGGCAAATGTGGATACGCTGCAAGTTCCCATTTACCGCCTGTAATCATCTGCAAATTCTCATTGTCGAAACAGAAATATTTGTTACTAGCTTTATGTTTGACAATAGTGCTACAATATTCTACTGCAACAGTAGCACCGTGCTCACCGAAACGGTAAATATCGATAGTTCCCTGTTCCATAACTCGCACCTGTTTCAATCCCATTTCGGTAAAATAAGGGCAAAACTGATTAACGGTGTTACCTAACATAAAAACTTTCACATCGTTTCGTTGTCTGATAATTGTACTCAACAGGTTCATATATAACATAAACTCATCGGGTAAATAATAGCGTCTAGTCAAAAACTCATCGAATACAACTGTAGTTATATTCGGGTAACTGCTTGACTTTTCGTGTTCCTGTTCTGATAAACAGAAACCGAAACAGAACGGTGTGTTATCGGGTACACGTTTCTTTGTTTCTGGATCATAAGACGAAAGAAACCATTTACCCGAAACGTAAAACACTTCGTTAAACTTACCGTCTGTTAATTCCTGTACCACTCCATTTGCCACATGATTTGCAAACAAACTTTCGGCACGTTTTCCCCTTAAATCTTCTCGCCAACGTCTAATATAAGCCATTTGTTTTCCTGTGCGCAAATATTCTTTAATACCATACAGTAACGTTGCATAAGTTTTACCGTTTGAACGTTCACCAAAAATCACGTTGTAATCTGCATTTTTTGACAAAATGCGGCTTAAACTGTAAAATTTAGGTGTTTCCACCTTTTCTTTTTTCTGTTTCATATTATTCTTTCTTTAATCTGATACCAATTAAATAATTTATATAAAGTACTGAAAGACTAAGTGTATAGCCTGTCGGTTCCAAGTGTACACCTGTTACTGTGTCGTAACTTGAAATAACTCCTGTATAGTCTTTTATTGTACCTTTCTGTTCGTAATCTATATATGTATGAATATTCTTACCGGTTGCCGTTGGCGGTATATCTAAGTAATTGGTAAAAGCGTCAAATATACCGTTTTCCCCAAACATTTCTAACATGTAGGGGATAGCAGATTTTTTGTTAACACCCGAAACTGTCATACTGTAATTGTAATTTTTACCGTTAACAGTAAGGGCATTTTCTTCTTGTACCATATATCTTTTAGCGCCTAAAGTCTTGAAACGTCTGTACCGTCCCTCGTAATCCCAAACACCCAAAGGTTTAGCTATTCCTTTAATTGTTACAGGTTCAACCTTTTCAAAGGGTATTTTATGAAACTTACATGCAGCACGTAATTTCTGTTGCGCTAAATCATTATATAGCTTAAAATACTCTTTGTGTGCTTCACCGTTCATTATTTTAACGCTATCCGTATCACTATAGATATAATCGTCACCACATTCTGAAATACCTGTAAATAGGTTACGTCTTGCATAAGCCGTGACGTAAATACCCCAAGGGTAAAAAAGAAATCTGTTTCTACTGTCGTTATATTTGCTTAACAGTTCTAACTGTTTTTCGCCTGTAAGGTGTTCGACGTTCCAATTTTCACCGTCACACAAAATTTCGTCACGCAAAGGGTTTGTGACGCACATACCGTAACAACTATTAAGCATTTCTTTGCTATTCAAGTATTCAACTTCTTTTCCCTTTACACCTTTTAGTCTGGTTTTCATTTCGTACAGGTGCAAAATTGATAGCACAAACTCAGTTGGCAAATATTCTTTTCTGTAACAAATCATTTTGCCTATTCGGATGTGCTCCCAAGTGTAAAACTGTGAAAATACTTTAAAGTCTATTTCTGTTATAGTCATACATATTTTACTAGCACAAACTAAACGACCGTTATTTTCAGAAACATTTTCTTTCACGAAACACTTACTTACCGATATAGGGTTTTCGTTTTCTGATTTCGCAAAAATGTTTGTTATCTCAATATCAAAGACACAACAAAATTTACTAGTCATAAACTCAAATTGTTGCATAGACTTGACAGAAACGAACACACCTGTACTCATCGGAAACTTTTCTGATACCATAACATATGGGTAACTGCTTGTAAAGTCGTAACTATCTACGTTTTCCATAACTTCGTCAGTATACTTTGCGTTTGCATGTGTGAAGCCACCAGAGAAAGCACGTTGCAACATTTCAAATTCTTCGATACCTGTTATATTCAAATCGTGTATCTTGTCGAAATACTTAAAGTTTTGTTTTGTCTTGCCTGTTTCGTCAGTTGTTTTAAAGCATACAGAACGACAATATTTTCGAACGAAACCTGTTTTTGTTAAAGGTAATTTCGTTATTCCCTTGTAACGTTCTATTAATTCCTGTACGTAACACATAACTACTTTTATATCGTTCAAACAGTAACCAAGTTCTTTTTGCGTTAACGGTGTTTTACTGTGACGTAATAGACTATAGTCTAAATCACCGACTAACTTTTCACACCTGTAAATGTTTAACTGTTCGCCCAACTTTGCCAACGAATAACCTGATAACAGGTAACTACATCTAAACTCTAAACCGTCTTTTGTTATTGCGTAAATCGGTTTGCGCAAATCTATAGAGAAAACTTTTTCCCATTGTAACAATTCACGGATAAATTGGAACTCATAAGCCAAATTGTGAACGTAAATAATAATACGTCTTTTTTGGTTTAAATCTAGCAAAGTTACTATCTCGGACAACATTTCTTTAAGTTCGTCCCAAGTTCGACCTATTACGCAAAAACCGTTTATTCCAAATTGCCAAACATACATTAAAGAACACTTTTCCATTTTGGTATCTTTACCACCTAATTTTATATATCGGTCATAACTGTATGTTTCACCGTCTGCGTCTCTATAGAAAGATGTAGTTTCAATATCGAAAGACACAGGCACATTAAGGAACTTTTCGCTCTTATTATTGCCTGTAAAATTCTTTTCGTTAACCGCCAAAGATAAAACCTTTGCAATATCTTTTGAGGTGTAAACTTCTGCATGTAGTTCAAAGGGTATTTTTTTCATTATAAACCGAAATCTTTAAAAATATCCAATATTTTTTGTACTGTTTCTTCGACTTTTTCGCCAACGTTATCAATACTATTTTGTAAGTTATCTGCTATTTTTATAGCGTCACTTTCGATTTGGTCTGATACGTCTCTTGCGTCCTGTTCAAGTTCGCCTGTAAAATCTTTATATTGCATAAGGTATTGTTCCAAAAATTTTTGGTCTGATACGCTCGCAATCTTACCGATTAACTTTTCTTGCATTAAAGAAAACTCATCATCTGATAACTTATAAGTTTTCTTTAAATGTTTTGCATATTCATTCGTACCTGTGGCGGTTGAGGTTGGCTGCTGCAAAAATGCTATAGCCTTTGAATATTCTATTTTTAAATCGCTCCATTCATGTTTCATTGAAAATTTAGAATATCCTTTTATATCACCTTTATTTAACGCAACAACTGCGGGAGAAACAACACCCTTTTTCTCTATATTCTGTATACGTCTGTTTGCCTGTTGAAATACTTTAGCAATTTCTTTTCTTAAACTACTGCTACTTTCAACAGCGGTTATGATTTCTTTCTTTACATGCGCTTTTTTCGTTGCCTTAAAGGTTCGACTACTAAAGCCTATAGGATTTTTGTTTGCCATACTATTGTTAATTTAAAATGAAACAAAAACAGGGATAACAATAAAAATACTGTTACCCCTGTGAAATTATCACCCTTTACACTACACTGCGCTACTTATCTACAAAGGTAATACCATAACACTTTTTAGCATGTGAATCGTATTCATAAATCGTGTAACCTACCTTGTTAGCCTTGATAGCATCGACCGCCTCACTATCCGCCAAAATTTCACGAACTGTGTCACCTGTGAATTGTGGCAAATTTACCAAGCGTTTGTTTTTTGCATCAATTATTACAGGCGAATCACCCAAAGGGGATTTGTGAACGTACAAACCATCGATAGGGTGCACCACATCACCGCCACCGTCCTTTTTACTGTTGTAAATATCGACTAACTTTACAAACGGAAAATCGGTTGTATCAATACCGAAACTCGTTCTGTTGAACTTACTTGCAAAACTAAAACCTTTAGCCATAACTTAAATATTTAACATTAAACTTTATTGTTATCTGTGTGGTGTGTTACTCTGCTGAGTTGTCATCGTTCTGTGAATCGCCACATTCTTTCATACCGTTTGCACTTGCAAACTCATTGAGCCACTTTTTGAAACGGTTCAACTTAATAACCGCCTTGTCATCTTTTGCTACTTCGTTAGAAGTCATCAAAGCGTTAACACTTGTAATACAGCTAAAAATAATTTCATTAAAATTTTTGTTCATAATTTACCTAATTTAAATTGTTAAACTTATTGTTTCTAAAACACGGTGCAAAGATACGTCAAATTTACGAATCCACCAAATTATTTTTGTTAAATAGTATTAAAGAATAAATTTAATAGTTGTTAACAATTTGTTTCATGTGAAACATCACTTACCACCGTTTCACGTGAAACATTTAGCAACCTCGTTTTTATGAAAGTTTAACAGTGTTAAATAATCGTAATCCGGCACCTCAGCAAAAAGCGTGCCAAAGTGTGTTAGCAACTGTTAAAAATACGTTGGGAAATGTTAAAATGACGTGCCTTGTGTACCTTT